TATGGTTTGATTTAACGTTCTACCTTCACGCAAACAACCTGCAACGAAATCTTCTAACTCAAGTATTGCTTGTTTTACTTGCCCCATTATTTATTCTCCTTTGGTAATTTATTTCTTAATTTATTTATTCTTTTTTGGGCATATATTATAATATCATATAACCCATTTATCTCTGCAATTAAAGCCATTCTTTCACCATGACTTAATGCATCTTTACTTATATCACCTTTTGGTAATTTTCTCATTTGTTTTTACCTCCATTATTAATCTACCTAGATACCAATTAGCTTTTTCTAAATCTTGTAAAGGTTCACCTTTAAATTTATACCTAGAAACATATTTCAAAACATTACCCTTTAAGTATCCATGATACTCATCATCTGTCATACAATCTTGTATAACTTCTATAGTTTCTTTTTTACCATGTTTATAATGAGAAGGTGAATGTACATTATGATGTTTTCTTTCATTCTCATAAGATATATCATGGGTATGATCTTTTTCATATTTATATGTTCTTTTAGAATCTATTGGTTCTTCAAATACATAATCACTTTCTGCCATACTCTCTCCTTATAGTTTTAATATCTATTAACTCCATATTATAATTACCATCTTTAACTTCTTTTTTAAGTATTAAACCACTCCACCACATATGTTGAGTATCTCTAGCAAAATGCTCTGTATGATTTAAATAACATCCTGCAGATAGTGCATTTAATTTTTTACCATTTGGTAATGTAGATACTGCGTAATCTAATAAATGACTATGACCTACTGTAGCAGAAACTTTGTGCTTT